GAAGGACCGATGGCGGCGGCCGCGCTCCGGATATTTGGCGACCCACTTCGCCCCGTTTTCCGGCTTCACCATCCATTCGCGATGGTGCTCGTGGATCTCGCAGCCGCAATGGATGCAGACGAAATGCGCCTGCTCGGGATGCGCGGGATCGATGTGATCCCGCATGTTCTCCCAGCGCAGCTCCTGCAGCTCGTGGCAGTGCGGACACGGGACGTGGTAGGTCTCCTGCGTCCCTTCCTGATAGTTCGACGTGATCTTGCAACCCGGCGACACCATCGGCGTCGAGATCTTGAAGATCTTGCCGTTGAAGAACGCCTTGCTGCGGCTGTCCGCCTGGACCTCCGGATCGCCGGCCTCGTTCATCTGCCACTTGGCAAGATCGTCCTGGACCTGCTTTCGCGGCGAGATCATCGACAGGCCTGCCGGCGAGTTGGCGCCGGCGGCCTGGATGGCGCCGCGCCCGTCGATGCGTTCCTTGTAGAGCACCGAGTTGCTCGCATCGCGGCTGTTTTGCGAGAACAGCTTGGCGATGGCGGGCATCTCGCGCACCAGCGGCATCAGCTTCGTCTTCGACCAGCGCGCGGCGTTCTCCTCCGTCGGGTGGACATAGAGGAAATCGCCGGGCGCCATGTCGAGCGAGCCGAGCGTGAAGATGTTGGCGCAGATGGTACCGCCGATCTGCGCCGACTTCGCCAGGCTGACGATGTTGCACGGATCTTCCGGCGACAACGCTCGCAGGATCTCCGAGAAGAACGGCACCAGGTCTTCGTTGTACGGCCCCGGATGGTCCGTGATGCGTTCCGAGAACACGATGTTCCGCTTCGCCCAGTCGAGATAATCGACTGCCGGCGGCGGCTCGCAGATCTCGGCCAGCACGCTGAGAGCCAGCCGCTCGGGATTGAACAACACGGTCATTGCTGCTCGTCCTCGACATGCTCGTCCAACTCGGCCGCTGCGTCGGCGAAGTCGCGCGCCTTCTTGGCTCGATGGTCCCGAAACCCCTTCAGCAGCACATGGGTCGCATCATGGGTCGACACCGAGAACTGCGCGGCAATCGCCTTCGCCATCTCGGGGATGGCCTGCTCCATGACCTTGAACGCCTCGGCCACGGCCTTGACCATCTCTCGCCGGGCATCGTCGGTCAGCATGTACCGGCCGAGCTCGAGCGCTTCCTCGCGCTCCATGCGCGCGGTGGTAATCTTTTGCTGTTTCAGCTTCTCGGCCGCGACCTCGTCAATGAACGGGTCGACGATGACGGTCGGCTTTAAAGGCGCCTTCGGCTTCTCCGGCCCATCGAACGACAGCTCGGAAGCTAATGGTGCCGGCGGCGATCGCGTCGCCGCGCCGTTCGCTCCGAACCGCTGCGACGGGTCGAGGGTCTTGCGCAGCTGCTCGACCGCAACCGATGCGCGGATCTTCGCGTTCCGCCCCTCGCCTTCGAGCGCTTCACCGAAGATCTTCCGCTCGGCGATGTACTGCGAGATGCGCCCGGCACTGACGCCGACATGAGCCGCAAACGCGCTCTTCGTCATGATGTCAGCTGCAAGGCTCATCTTTAGGAACGCTCGTTCTTTAGCCCGGCTCTTTAGTTTAGGCTCTGACTTTAGGCTTCAAAAAATCGCCCAGACTGGGCAACCTTCGCCGTGCCAAATACCCGCAGGCGGGCGGATGCCAGGAAGGACCCGCGAACCGCCGGAGGGCCTATCGGGCCGTCCGAACCGCCCGCTGGAAGGCGATGGCGAAATGATCGTGGACGTTAGCGACCACATACCGCTCGACGACTTCGCGCAGGCGAAGACGGATGCGATACGAGACCTGAGGCACGAACAGGATCACCGGATGGATGGCGTTCGTTGCCGGATCTCGCTGGTAAACGCCCGGGTAGAGGTGCGACGGCTGCTTCGGCACGAAGAACCGCGCGTTCTTGTAGTTCTTGTTCCGCTTGAGCGACGATGATGTGCGGGTACGGGTCGCACCAGCACCACGATAGTCGATCTGCAGGTCGGCCATGACGCGGTTGAGGAACCCTTGCGTCATGTTGCCGTAGCGATCGAGCGGCGCCCGCTTTGCTGGCACGGCCACCAGGTTCCGCTGCATCAATCCGCGGTCGACGAGCTGCCGCTCGAAGGCCTTGTGGGTACGCATGCCGCCTTCGATATGCGGCCCGAGGAATGCCGTTGCAGGCAAGCCGCCCTTGGTTCGGTCACCGGTGACGACAACCGCCGCCCTCAGGTTCTGCCGCGATGCACGGTCATAGACGACGCCCCGCTTTGCGTAAGGGGTGGGCCGATCAAAGACCCGATCCATCTCGCGCTGGACTTCGAGGCGACCACCCTTGGCCGTCTCGTTCAGCGTGAGCATGATGGCATAGGGAAGCTGCTTTCGCTCGATATCCGTCAGGGATCGATTGAACTGCCGAAGATCGACTTTGATCTGAGCATCCATCATCGGCTTCTCTCGTCTGGCGCCACTACAGCGCCGGGGTGCATGGCCGCCTCCATCGCTAAATGCGAAACCCGCCCGGCGTTTGCCGAAGCGGGTTCATGTACCGAATTCTGTAGGCTCGAAGGTATGTCAACCGACTGACGCAATTCAAGGGGTGATTTCGAGAAAAAAGCTAGGTGTTTTCAATGTGTTGCAAGGAAGAAGCCGCACGTGCATTTCGCACCCATGGCTGCCGGTTCGGAACGAAGGGCAGCAAATCAACGACCGACAAGCGCTCCTTAAGTTCGGTATATAGCACCAGAAGCGCGTCCTGCCACAGTTGCCAGTCCAGTCTGGAGAGCGCAGCGGACACCAGCGAGTGCGACAGCTCGTATTTTCGGTAGGCGCCCTTAATGGGTCGCTTTTGGCGCTGGTCGTAGCCGTCAGCTTCAAAGCAACGCATCTTGCCGAAGCTGTCCTTCGCCTTAGCCTGCACGAACCAGGCGGGCTTGCCGCGATGCATGACCATACGGACCTGCGGCTCGTCGGCGTGCCAATCCGGCCCGGCCTTCAGGATGGCATGCGTTGCGACGAGGCTGACGACGTGACGACCGTTCATAGCGTCCCGCCTCGACAAAGCCTGCCGGGTGGCGGCTGCAACGTCGGCCGCGATCAGGCCAAGCTCATCGCTCCACTCCGGAAAGGGGTTCCATCCCTCGGCAATCTCGAAACCGCCCCGGCGCGCAAGGGACTTCACCGCGTCGCCGACCAGCAGCGCGTCAGGATGAGGGTCATCCGTCACGATGAAATCAGGGATCACGCCATAGCTGTTCGGGCTGCGATCGATCAGCGTGCCAAGCGACGCCATTTCGACCATCAGGCTCCACGCCTGGCTGAAGCCTACCGGAGAAGCTCCAGTCGCCCCGACCTTGCACAGTTCCTGCGTGAACGCCCAGGTGAGAAGCTCTTCAATGCCGAGTTTTTTCATGACGAGGGTCCTTGCGTCCCAAATTTCCGGTTTCCGTCCCTATTTCGGAAGTTTCCGTCCCAAACTGATTTCCCTGGTTCATTGAAAACATTGACCAATTTTCAATGATAGGGGCGGTAGGGACGCTAGGGACGGTAATTTAGAGTTACGCATACACATGCGATGCTGTTGGGAGTTTTTTATTGATGAGAAATTTTCAATGCACTTTTCTTACGCGCATCATAAGAACCCGGGATTTCCGTCCCTAGCGTCCCTACCGTCGCAAGTCGTTGAAATTCCGCACCTTTTGATTGGGACGCAAAGCAGGGACGCTGAATTTTATCGTCCCTATCGTCCCGTTTTCCGCCCCACCGAAGAAATTTTGGCGGGGACGATGCAGCTCGCGATGGCCGCAAATCACCACAAAGGGTCCGGGTTTTTCCGGCATAGCGCATCAGAAGTCCTCCGGGAAGGGTTCATCGCTGGCAAATCGGCCGGGCGGAGGCGAAGCGGCCGCCTCTCCCTGCCCTGTCGAGCGGAATTCATCGCGAACCACGATGCCATAATAGACGGTCGTGCCGCTCTTCCCTTTACGGAATTGGTGCATTAGCCCGTCCTGCCCTTTCCAGCTCTTACGTGTCTGGTCTGGCAGTCGCTTCGAGAAGGTTGCCTGCTTGAACTCCGAGAGGCCCTCGCGCTTGGCGTATCGCACATAGGCATTGAACAGCTCTTCCGGCGTCTCGCGATCGATGTCTTTGCCGGTTACATGGCAGGCGTTCCGCAGGAAGGCTCCGATCGGGTCGCTCTCCTCCCGGTATTCTGCGGTTGCTGCCGTGACGCCTTCGGGCACCTGCAGGCCTCTCTGCAGGTAATCCAGCGCTCCCTTGACCATCCAGGCAAGGACGCCAGCCTTCTCCTGTTTCAGCTTTCTCGGAAGATCTCGATCGACCTCCGCTTCAGGAATTTGCACCTCCCATGGCACCAGGTGGACGCGGCGCCAGATACCGTCGCTGTCGTCGCGGATGATGGGCTTATGGTTCCCTGACAGGATAATCTTGAACTGCGGCACCAGCTCGAAGAAGTCCTGATGCAACCGCCGCACGGCGATCGGCTCGCCGCCGGTCAAGGTCTTGATAAGGGCGTCCTTCAAGTGGACACCCATTTCCGGCTCCGAGGCTGCTACGAGGCGCGCACCAGGGAGGCGGGCAAGATCGGGCGTAGCCTCCGCGCCAGCACGCTTGCTGTCGCCGGCAAAGCTGTCGATTGACATCGACACGGCATAATCGCCCAAAACGTCTACCATCAGGTCGACGAATGTGGATTTGCCGTTCCGCCCGGCCCCATAGAAGAACAGCAGGCACTGCTCGACCGTGATCCCCAGCAGGCAATATCCGGCGTACCGCTGAAGGAATGCCCGATAATCCGGGTTCGGCATGCTGCGCTGGAGGAATTGCTGAAAGAGCGGCGCCTGCGCGGCAGGATCAAAGTCGACCTCGGCCACTTTGGAGATGAAGTCCGATGATCGATGCCGGTCACATCGCACCTGCCACATGCGCGGCCCATCCGCCTCGGCACAGAAGAAGCGCAACGTGCCACTGCGGCAATTCACGGCATATAGATCGCGGTTGAGATCGTTCACTTCCTTGCTCACATAGGGGATAGCCTCGGTAAGCATGTTGTTGATCTTCGACGTCCCGGCCGAGCTCTTCGCATGATTGTGGCGCGACGAGATACGCCCGGCCCGATCTCCCTGAACTTTGTCCATCGCATCGACGATATCGGAAAGCTTCGCATATTCCTCGTATTGCTCTGCGGTCCATGAGGAAGTGGCATCGAGCATCTTCTTCTTCTCACGCTCGGCCTGCTTCCCGACCTTGATCACGTCCTTGAGCCGCTGAAACTCGGCATGCTCCTCGTCATCCCATTTCTTGCTCGGCGACCCCATACGGATCTTCGCCTTCTCCGCCTCGACCATTTCGGTGATCAGGTTGTCGAGTTCCTTGACGCGCTCGTCATCAACCTCCGCGCTAACCGAGGGCGGTTTCCCCATGTCCTTCATCTTTGCCAGCGCTAGTCGACCGGCCTCGATCTTCGCCTGCTCGTCTAGGGAGCAGTCGAGGTTAATCGCCTCGTCATCAATTGCCTCGGCCGTCTGATGGGCAAAGGCGCGAACGACGGCGCCGGACGCATCCTCGAGCCACCGAGTTCCGGTGTAGCCGTGCCAACCGACATTGGTGACGTGCATGATCTTGTCGCCGAACCGCGTCAGCAGTCTTCTCGCATTGCCGATGTCGGTTTCCGGCTCACGGCTGCATTCCTCGCGGATTTCCTCCGGCGAGAGCACAAGGGGCTCTGTCTCGTGTTCCGGCTCGCTAATGATCAAAGGGTCCGGGTTTCCGGCATATCCCGAACGCTGGGCGCCCGCGAGCGCGATCATCCGGCGTACAGTCTCCGGAATGCCTGACTTCGATTTCGTATCGCTCACTCTGCGGCCTCCAGGAACATCGCTTTGGAGATCGCACTGGCGAAATCCTCCCCAGCCGGCGGCCAGCACGTGTGGACCAGTCGATCCGGTGCGGCGAGCCTCGTTTCAGCGCGGACCATGGCAGCCGCGGTGGCAACCGGCTCGCTATCGCCGTCGGCAAGGAGAAGGATCTCCGACACGTGTGATGGCGCCTGCACCGCATCGGTAGGAAGCTGATCGGCCTTCGGTACCGGCCCCTGAACACGGACTGGCATCGCGCGGCCGCTCGCATCCTCCTTGCTGATCGTGTCGTGGTAGAACCACGATTCTCGATCTGCCGGGCCGGCCAGGTTTCCGAGGTCGCCCGTAGCGCAATAGAACGTGTCCGCCCGCCAGCCCTCGGCCGAGGCGAAAGCAGCAACGGTCTCGATTCCTTCGCCGATCACCCAGCGAAGGGCGGTCATGCCGCCATGGATGGGGATGAGCGAGCCCTTCTTCGTGCCGCGCATCTTTTTCGTCGCGAGCCGGCTTCCTTTCTCGTCCAGGCCGAGATCGGGCCGAAACTTGGGGCCGCAGGAAAGGTCGATCCACGTTTCGTGGCAGCCTGTGATCCTGCCTTCCAGCGTGACGAAGGGAGCAATCATAGCCGGCCCGCAGTAATGCTCCGCCTGCCGTCCGAACTCATCCCTCTGCCAGTAGGTGTGCCTGGCGCTGAAACGGATATTCTCAAAAACGCCCTGCGGCATCGCAAAGCCGGTTCGCCGGCGCAGATACTCGCGCAACACGCCTCCATGCTCAGCGGTTATCAGGGTGGCGCCGAGATAGATGCCACGCGCCTTGTTGACCTCGCGCTCACGATAGGCCGCCTGCTTCTCTGCAGCTTCTTGCGTATCTTTCGCAGCTTGAGCCTTGATATTGTCGAGCCTCGCCAAGCGAGCCGACCGCTCTTCATCGGTTTCGCGCTCTCCGCCTTCGGGTATCGGTTCATTGCCAAGAGCGGCAGAGCACGCTTCCAGAAACCCTGTCCGCGACTTCAGATCGAGGTCATGGACGTGCGCCATAAGGCCTATGCCATCCCGGCCTCCGCCGCAGCTGCGGCAATTGAAGACCTGCTTCCCCGCATTGATCGAGAAGCGATCCTTGCCCTGCCCGCATCTTGGACATGGTCCCGCATACTCCTGTTTGCCGAGTTTGTAGCCCAGCAGCGCGGCGGCCTGAGAGACGGTAACCGCCTTTGCGCGCTCAACAAATTCATCGATGCTCACGCTCATCCTTGCGAAATCCTCGGAATTGGGCTCGATTTGGGTAGAGCCGCGGCCACTAAGCACGGGCGCAGCGGCACCAGGTCGTGTTCGCCGGCGATACGAAGCTGGCCCGATCGGGTCAGCGCCCAAAGCGCCTGATCGAGTGCAATGCCGGTTTCGGTGGACCAGGAGTCACGGTCGCGGGTGACGAAGGGTGTGCCCCGTTTCCAACCGATCAGCGAGTAGGGCCGGCTGATGTATCGGAGCTGCCCGGCGTGTTCGCCGAGGTCGATCCCGAAATACTGCACCGTGCGGTAGCACTCGATGATCGACGGGGCGACGACGAGGAGAATGCGAGCTGCTCCCTCTCTCATCGAGCCTGCCTCGCCGCGACCTCGTCTCTGACAGTCCTGCCATCCGCCGTGATGGTCCAGACTGCCGGGGATTTTCCGGAGGGGGCCTTCAGACGAACAATAAAGTCTTCGCCGAGCAGGCGGTTCATGGCGCGCTGAACCTGACGCTCGGAGACGGAAAGTGTCTTCGCCAAGGATTCTGAATTCGCCGCGAGACCGTTGTCTCCGGCCTCGGTGAGAAGATCGAGGATCTTGAACGCCGTGCCAGTGCCAGAAGGGCGCCCGCCCGTGTGCTTCGGTCGCTCTTCTTCGACGTCGGCAGCCATGGTCCGATCCGTGCTCAGCTGGAAGAGATATGTCGCGCTTGCGATCTGACGGATTTCGGATGCAGTGGAGCCAACCGCTCTCGCTATCTCCGCGGCGGTTTTGCCACGCTCCATTGCCAGCAGGACGGCCTCAGTTCGAAGCTCCGGCGCCATCGCGGCAAAGCGGGCCGCATCGAGTGCAATCTCGGCGAACAGCAACATCAGAACCACCTCTGTTTCTGGGGATTTTCGGCGGGCGGACCGCCTTGCGACTCGTGAATGGCGTATTCGGCGACGATCGAAGCGAGCCTGTCGCTCTCGGCCTGGCGGCGTTTGGTGTTCCATTCGTCAATGCGCGAGAAGAAGGCCTCGCTGACGCCTTCAAGCCGTCGGTTTTCGAAAGATCGGAGCTCCTCCCATGCGAGCTGCGCGTCGCTCAGGCGACGACTGTTCCAGGCGCACCAGTATCCAAGGCACCGCGAGCCGGACGGAATGCCTGAGACTTCCGCGGCATCAGTGACGATCCGGATGAAGGAAGGAACTTCGGACAGAAAGCAGCCAAGCACGTCGAGAGATGCTTTCGCCGGATCGTCGGTCACAATATACAGGCGGACGTGCTCGCTCATGCGGCACCGCCCGCGAACAACGGTCCGTGATCTGCAGCCTGTTGCGACCTCGGTGCCACGCGCCATTCCGTTTCGATCCGCCGACGCGTAATCTCTGCATATTCGGGATTGAGCTCGATCAATTCCGCCCGTCGGCCATGGCGAAGCGCAACAAGAGCCGTGGTGCCAGCGCCGCCAAACGGGTCGAGGACAAGACCGCCTTTCGGGCAACCTGCCAGAATGCAGCGCTCGGCTAGCTCTGGTGGAAAGGTCGCGAAATGGGCCTCTGAAAACGGCTTCGTAGCGATTGGCCAGACGATCAGGGGGGCGGGCTCATAGTTGCGCAGATTGCGCCCCTCGCCCCTTGGCGTTGCATTTATTCCGGTGTGATTGATGTGACCCGAATGGCGTGGTGTCAGAGCCGCGATCGGAGTCTCGCGCGGCTTTCGAACTGGCATAGATCGCGCCATGTTCGATTTCTTCACCTTGCCGAATCCATCGTCGTCTACGTCGTTCCGGACGGTCCCGTGGGCCGTGAGAATCTTAGGCGAAAGCTGGAATCGAACAGCCTCGCTGTCGTACCAGTAGCGCGCCGACTTCGTGAGAAGGAAGACTTTCTCGTGGGCCGTCCCGGGCCGGTCTTTAGCGCTGTCCGGCATGGGATTGGTTTTACCCCATACGATCTCGGAACGAACCCACCAACCCGCATCCTGCAAAGCGATAGCTAGGCGGTTGGGGATCATGCATAGATCCTTCCCCTTCAGATAGCCGCCTGATGGATTATTGCCGCCGCCCCAACGAGAACCGGAACGCTTGTCGCGATGGATAGGCCCGACTGTCGAAAACGGCTTATCCCTGAATGTACGGTCGTCAGAGCCTTCCGCCTTGTATGCGGCTGCAGACTTGCCGTTAGGCTTTGTGGCGTAGCAGTCGCCGTAGTTGACCCAGCATGTGCCGGTCTTTTTCAAAACACGCCGGAGTTCCTCGAACACTCGGACCATAACTTCGAGGTGTTCGCCAAGCGTCGGTTCCAGGCCGATCTGACCCTCTACGTCATAGTCACGCAGGCCCCAATAGGGCGGCGACGTCACTATGCAATCAACACTATCCGACTGCATTCCGACTAGAACGTTGAGGCAATCGCCAATATTGAGGCGCACGCGGCCATCGAGGATCTCGATCATTGCTCGCCTCCATAGACGAGCTTGAGATCACCCCTCTGGCCACCCTTGGCGATCACGTCGGTCAGGCCAGTTTCGACATCGGAGATTTTCTGCTTGAGAGATTGCAGGTCGCGCAGTGAGCGCAATGCCTCATTGGGCGTGATGACGTTGTCGCCGGCCGCCGAATAAAGGCCTGACTGAAATTCCGAGTTCCGCTGCTGCATCTCGGCGTTGTCGCGCATGAGACACCGGTCGTCGTGGCCCTGTTCATCGGGATTCACGAGCTGACAACCGTGGAGCTCCGCCATGGCACGGGTGACGACCGGATTGCCGCACTCCGCTTCTAGGCGGATGACACTAGGGATGGGCAGGAGGTCGGGATCTTTATCGCTGTTGCAGCGGCCGATCTGACTCTTCGATAGTGAAGTGAGCTCCGCGCACGCCTCGATGCCACCATTGAGCTTGATCAGCATGCGAGTAGCCGCCTTCAGGCGATGAAACCAGGCATTCGTCAATGTCTCGTTCGTCATTGCTGTCTCTCGAAAGGCAAAAGGTTTCCCGCGCCGGGAAATCCCGGCGTGTTTTCCCAGTGTGGGAAAGGTATGAAGGTGAGAGGTTCAGTCCGTCAGAAGATCACGGAGGACCGCATGGGTACGCAGAACGGAAAACGGTGGCGGGAGCGCGCGGGAGGATTGCGCGGCTCCCGCCTTGCAGCGAGGCGCAGGGGCCAAATCCTCGCCGCAAATCTGAGAGCGGGATGTTCATTCCGCAGCCTCCAGAACAGAAGCAGGGCGAGCAGCAGGAAGGGGCCAATCAGCGCCTTCCGGCCAGTTCTCGGAAAACCAGCGCATCGCACGTTCGACACGCCGGGCACCGATATCCTTACCGGCCCGTACGGCGGCAAGTCGCTTGCCGTCATTGAACACGCGCGAAGAGAGCGTCGCTTCTGCGATCCCCGTAGAGGCGCAGAAGGCATCCGATACCAAAAGTAGAGTGTCGATGATCTTCATGTAGCCCTTATGTGGTACATATACCGAATTGTCAACGGTCTATGTACCCATCGCAATTTTTCTCAAATGCGGTATATTTACCGATATGGATGCAATGGTGACCACGAACACACTTGAACAAATCCTCGACCGCGTGCGCATTCGCCGCGAGAAGCTCGGGCTGTCGGAGCACGCTGCAGAGCAAGCAGCAGGCGCCAAGGTCGGGACGATCCGCAACTGGCGCCGCGGCGCCATGCCGCGCATCGAGACCCTGAGCCTCATCGCTCCAGCCCTGCGTACCACTCCGGAATGGCTCGCCTATGAAGCGGGTCCGGAGGAGCTCGACGATGTGCCCAATACCTCTTTGACACTGACTGTGCCAAAGATCTCGTGGGTGAGCGCCGGCGCCTTCGCCGCATCGGACGCGGTCATGCCGACGGATGACTTTGAAAAAATTGTCATTGCTGGCCTTCCGCCAGGCGAGTGGGTGGCCTTGAAAGTCGACGGCGATTCTATGGATAGGATCTCCCCGCCCGAGTCGATCATTCTGGTCAACCGTCGCGACAAACGGCTCATCCCGAACGCCTGCTATGTGATCGAGGACGGCGAAGGTGGCGCGACATACAAGAGGTATCGCCAGAGCCCGACCCGCTTCGAGCCGGTATCGACGAACCATAACCATGAGCCGATCTTCATAGAAGAGGGCAACATACCTCGCGTCTTCGGTCGCGTCGGAAGATCCTACATAGACATGTGAGAGCCGCTCCGAGCCTCGACTTCAACCCCGCTCCGGCGGGGTTTTTTATTGCCGAATCAAAACCAGAAGCGGTTTTCATACCAAACTGCGCAATCTTTTGGCTTAAACAAAAATCGGTACATGTACCTATTCGTTGTTGACGTGGTACATATACCGAATTATCTTCGCCGCCATCCCTAGGGATCGCGGCGGTTGCAGTCGCTCCGGACCCTAAGGGCTCTAAACCCCTCAAACCGGAGATGCACATGCTTGTTGCACTTGGCACTACCCGCGCCCAGCGGATGCATTCCATGGAAGATATCGTTCTCGCGATCGGTCCCGGCTGCACCGAGAAGGACCTTCGCCAGCGCGGCTTCAGTGACGCTGAAATCCAGCGGGACGGTCCAGCCGTCATAGAGCGCGTTGCCCGCCGTTACGAACGCCGGGTGGCCTGATCATGGATCACTTCACACCCTTTGCGGACCGCGCTCCGCGGCAGGTCACTATCCGCGATACACCCATCTGGACCTATCGAGTTGTCCTCGTGGTCTTTGCCGTGACCTGCATGTCGATCGGCTGGCTCGGACACGGCGTAACTGACGCGCTCGTCGATCTCGATCGCCGCATCGCCTCTGCTGACCGGAGGTGAGGATGACCGCAGCCATGCGTCTTTCCCCTGAGCCGATCTGGTCTTTTGCCCCTGACGGATCGGTTATCGACATCGCAGATCCTCGGCCGGAAGTCGTGTGCTTCCTCGAAATGGGCAACGTGCTGTCGAAGATCGCGCGCTTCGACGGCCGCAATCCAGGCGTGGCATTCTCGGTTGCTCAGCACTCCGTCATGGGGGCCCAGGCAATCATCAATGAAGGCGGCTCACCTGCCGAAGGCGCGCTATTCCTTCTGCATGACGGCCACGAGTACATTGTCGGCGACCAGTCGCGGCCATCCCAGGAACTCTATTCATCTGCTTCCCACCACTTTTATGGCGAAGAGCGGATGATTGACGCCGTGGCGACCTGCAAGTCCGCCTGGGACGAGGTGATCTACTACGCCGCCGGCCTGCCCGGTCCCGAGGCTTGGACGCAAAAGCAGGCGGCGCTGGTGAAATCGATGGACGCCAGGATGTGCCGCGCCGAGGCAATTGCGCTCTTCGGCGCCCGAGCCGGCGAACAGTTCCCGAAATCGAAACCGCCGAACCTCACCAGCGCCATCAAACCATGGGCGCCGATGAAGGCCGAGGAGGAATTTCGAAAGCTTGCCTATCGCCTCATCGGCGAGGGGCGCGTCATAGGCCAGGCGGCCACCGCCGGTGCGGCCAGATCATCGAGGTGACCGATGGCAGGTTCAGTCAACAAGGTCATTCTTATCGGCAATCTCGGCGGCGACCCGGAAGTGCGCCGCACTCAGGATGGCAGGCCCATCGCCACAATCAACATCGCGACCTCGGAAACCTGGCGCGACCGAACGTCCGGCGAGCGTCGGGAAAAGACCGAGTGGCACCGCGTCGTCATCTTCAATGAGAGCCTCGCAAAGATTGCCGAGGACTACTTGAAGAAGGGCGCCAAGGTCTACGTCGAGGGGCAGCTCCAGACGCGCAAGTGGCAGGATAATCAGGGCCAGGACCGATACTCGACTGAGATCGTCCTGCAGGGTTTCAACGCCACACTCACCATGCTTGACGGTCGCCGCGAGGGCTCCGGCTATCGCGCCGGCGGCAATGGCGCCGAAGACTATGGCATCGACGGCGATCGAGCCGCCGGCCGCTCCTCCTCCTCCTCCTCCTCCCAATCATCCCAGTCCTCCAGCCGTGAGCTGGATGACGATATCCCGTTCTAGCAGAGGACCTTCCATGAAGATCATTCGAGACAGTCAGGCGCTCATCGGCATGCTCGAGGGCGGCGAACTCAATCAGGAAATGAGCACGAAGCTCGTCGAGACATTGGGCGAGCTCGGCGCCATGTCCGAAGACAATCCGAAGGTCGTGCACAAGGGCAACCTGACCCTAAAGCTCGATTTCGCGGTCGCCAACGGCATGGTCACCATCAATGCCGACATCACTACCAAGACCCCGAAACGGGCGCGGAAGTCGTCGGTCTATTGGGTCACCGAAAGCGGCGCGCTCTCGACCGAGCATCCCCAGCAGCACGACATGTTTTCAGGCCCGCGCGACGTCAGCGAACGTTCGCGCGCCTGATCCCCTCTCCAGCTCCAAAAGGAAAGAAAAATGACTGAAACGCAGAACAAGCCTGGCGCCGCTCTCGATATCGCCGCGATCCATGATCTGTCCGACCGCGCCGGCTCGCAGATTGCGACCTTGTCGCTCTCGACCGCTATCCCGGGCGTACCGTCAACCATCCCTGTATTCGTCGACCGCAAGTCCGGAGCTGTATCGAGCGTTGCGGATCTCTTCGAGCGCTACCGCGAGCATCCGCGTCGCAAGAGCGGAACCGCGAAGGTGGCGACGCTCGAGAGTCTCATCTCCCTGATCGATCGCCATAAGACCGAGCACAGCGCCATCTTCGCCGAGACCAACTGGGAGAAGCCATCCATCACTGCCGTTTTCGACTACCACGAAGCGAAGAACGGCGGCCTCGCGGACAACGGCAAGCACCGGGCCCATTATGAATTCCCGCTATCGGAGGAATGGAAGGCCTGGGTCAAGATCAACGGCAAGCCGCTCGAGCAGGTGGAATTCGCAGAGTTCATCGAAGACCACATCGCCGAGCTTTCCGCGCCCGACAGCTTCGAGGCCGAGGACTTCCGAGGCAAGTTCGGCTTCAAGGTCGCTTATCCCAACGAGCTCGTAGCCCTCTCCCGCGGCCTGCAGGTGCATGCCGAGACCCGCGTCAAGAACAACGTTGTTCTGCAAAGTGGCGAAGGCGAGATCACCTGGGACGAGGAGCATCGCGACGCGCAGGGCAACAAGCTCACCGTGCCCGGCATGTTCATCCTCTCGATCGCCCCGTTTTTCATGGGAGACCCGACGCGCATTCCGGTGCGGCTGCGTTACCGCGTCTCCGGCGGCAAGGTCCTCTGGATTTGCCAGCTCTACCGACCGGACGTGCATATCACCCAGCAGGTGATGCGCGATCTGGAACGCGTCGCCCACGAGACGGAGCTGCCGCACTTCCAGGGCACGCCCGAAATGCCGAGCGCCTGATTGAGATCAGCCCGGGCGGCGCCTGGCGCTGCCTCTTTCCCCGAGGTTCCCCATGTTCAAGGCTGAGAAAGCAGCGATGGCTTCGGCCCTCGCAATTACCAACAGTGTCGTCGAACGACGGTCCACGATCCCGATCCTGCAGAACGTTCTGTTCGAAAAAGACAGCACCAGCGGCGACAAGCTGATCGCGCGCTTCACCAATCTCGACATCGAAGCCACGGTCCGCTTCTCGGCCGAGGTCGATAGCGACTTTGAGGCCTTTACTGTCCCGGCCGGGACGCTCTCCGACATCGTAAACAAACTGCCGGACGGCGCAGACGTTGCCATTCTGCCGGATCGTACGAATGGCCTTACGGGCGTGACGCTGAAGGCGGGCCGATCGCGCTTCAAATTGCCTGTCCTGCCGGCAGACGACTTTGCAACGATGAAGGTCGGGGAACTCCCCTACACCCTCACGCTGCCGGCCGCCGAACTCGCGGCCGCGCTCGCGGATGTTGGCTTTGCCGTGTCGACAGAGGAAACCCGGTATTACCTCAACGGCATCTTCACACACCCGGTCGAGGACGGCGTTTGCCTCGTTGCCACCGACGGGCACCGCCTCTCGAAGCGGATCATTCGCACTGAGACCGACGCCGCAATGCCTGGCGTGATCATTCCCCGCGGTGCAGTCAAGGTCATCTCGAAGATCCTGCCGAAGGAAGGCCCGATCCATCTTCAGGTATCGGATAGCGTAATCCGAATAGCCGCCGGCGACACGACGCTGACCTCGAAGCTCATCGACGGCACCTTCCCCGACTATCAGCGCGTCATTCCCACGCAACACGAAATGCTCGCGACGATCGATGTGCAGGCGTTATCCACCTCCATCGACCGTGTCGCCACGGTCTCGGGCGGCGACCGCGGTCGCGCCGTGCTTTTCAGTTTCGGCGAGCAGGTCCTCAAGCTGATCGTGAACAATCCGGACGCCGGTGAAGCGGAGGACGAGGTCACCTTTGAAGGGCAAGCAGATTTGTCGATCGGCTTCAACGCCCGCTACGTCGCCGACGCGCTCGCGCATCTGCCGGGCGACCGCTTCGAAATCGGCCTCGGCTCATCGGGTGACCCGGCCGTGCTCCGCAGTGTCGGCGGCAGCCGTGAAAACCTCATCGTTCTGATGCCGATGCGTGTGTGAGGCCTGCTATGATCCTCTCCCCACTCGACCTCCCGCGCCTCGCGCTTTCAATCCGCCAGCCCTGGGCTCATGCATGCGCCGCCGGCTGGAAGGACATTGAGAACCGCAAGTGGCGCACCGCAATTCGTGGCCCCATCTGCATTCATGCAAGCGCCTTTAACAAACGCAACTTCGAGGAAGATCGCGAAGACTACCTCGAGGTGCTGCACGAACATGTAGGCCGCCCGAAGCCGCCGACACACGAGAAGGTCGCGCTTGAAGGTCTCACCTTCGGGGCGATCATCGGTACCGCCACCATCGTCGACTGCGTCACCCGCAGCGGTAGTCCGTGGTTCTTCGGCCGCTTCGGCTTCGTCCTGAAGGATCAGCGGCTCCTCGACACTCCCATTCCCGTCAAAGGCGCACTCGGCTTCTTCGAGTGGCGGCCGCGCGTCACCAACCATGCCCCGGCACAACAGGCCGCGCCAGCGCAGAAGGATTTGTTTTGATGGACACGAAAACTGATCAAGTCAGCCTTCCTGCGTTCCGAGTCCATTTCCATGACGGCAAGACATTGGACATAGTCGCCGCCAACAGCCTCATCGCCGAAAAAAGGGCTCGTGCGCGCCACCCAGGCGGCTACGTAAAAAAGGTCAAACTCATTCGGGAGAAGCAACATGCCTAGGCGTCTCCCGAAGTTGAAACCCTGCCCATTCTGCGGTCAGTCAGACGCTTTCGTTGAGCGCGCCGATTTCTCCTGCTGCTACGTCTTCTGCAATAGCTGCAGCGCCAAGGGCCCAATTGCGTGCCAGGAGGCGGACTGTGAGGAAACGCCTGGCGAACGGGCAGCAATCCGATCGTGGAACAAGCGAACCCGCGCTGTCCGGATGGAGGAGCGCGGCAATGGCTAGCGTGGCCGCTCGAGAGAGAATTACCGCATGTCCTCTCCCGCCAATTCGCGGCCTCAACCGAGAGCAGGCTTCCGCCTATGTCGGAATTTCGACCACACTATTTGACGAAATGGTCAAGGATGGCAGGATGCCGAAGCCGAAGCGCGCGAACGGTCGCACTTTATGGGATCGGCACCAGCTCGATCGGGCGTTCGACCGCCTGCCCGGTGGAGATGTGGAGGACGGCGGCGAGTGGGATGTCGAAGTCTGATGCCACGCAAGCTCAGAAGAAAATACCTCGTCGAGGATAAAACCGACGGAGTTCTCAGGTTCTATTTCCGTCGCAAAGGCCAGAACAAGATCCGCCTGCCAAGCCACCCGGGTACACCTGAGTTTGAGAGCGCTTACTACGAGGCGCTGAACGGCACGATGAAGGTCGACAGGGCCGGACCCAAGCTGTCGACCAAAGGTTCTATCCGATGGCTCTGCGAGCAGTATTTCCAGTCCGCCGAATACAAGCAGCTCGACGCCCGCACCAAGCGAGTGCGCAAAGGCATCATCGAACACATCTGGGCGGAGCCGCTGAAACCGGGAGCGAGCAAGCTCTTCGAAGACATCCCAATTTCGTCATTCACGCCGAAGCACATGCGGGTGCTCCGCGATCGGAAGGCTGACCTGCCGGAGGCGGCAAACGGCAGGATCAAGTCGCTGCGCGCGGTTTTCGCGTGGGCGGCAAAGAAGGACGTTGAGCTGGCGTCGACCAACCCGGCGCGCGACGTCGATTACTTCAAGAGCGGCTCGGAAGGCTTCCATTCCTGGACTGAAGAGGAAATCGCGAAGTTCGAAGCCCGGCATCCAGTCGGCACGAAGGCGCGCCTGGCGCTCTCTCTCATGCTCTACACGAGCCAACGGCGCAGCGACGTTGTCCTCTTCGGCCGTCAGCATGTCTCAAACGGCTGGCTGCGCTTCACGCAGCAGAAGAACCGCAAAAAGAGGCCAGTCTCCCTCGAGATACCTCTGCACCCGGTGCTGCTCAGCATCATCGAAAAGAGCCCGTGTGGAGATCTGACCTTCTTGGTCACTGAATTCAACCGGCCGTTCACGGCGAACGGCTTTGGTAACTGGTTCCGCAAGCGCTGCAATGAAGCAGGCCTGCCGCACTGCTCGGCACACGGCCTCCGGAAAGCCTCTGCGACCCGACTCGCCGACCGCGGCGCCACAGAGCATCAAATCATGTCGATCACCGGCCATACGACCTCGAAGGAAGTGACGCGATACACGAAAGCTGCGAGGCAGAAGGTGCTCGCGCGCTCAGCGATCGAGCTCATCGACAAGCAGATCAGCGAAGATTGACGGGTCAAAATAGGAACAAAAGTGTCCAGCTTTTAAGGGTGGTGGTAATTCTCTGGACATTCAGAGGAAAAAAACACAACAAAATCAATGCTAAAATTTAGTGTTGGTGCCCCATGCCGGAGTCGAACCAGCACTCCTTTCGGAACTCGATTTTGAGTCGAGCGCGTCTACCAATTCCGCCAATGGGGCTTGAGGCTTGCGTGATATCAGCGTTCGGGATTTACACGATC